CTCTATAGAAAACATATTTAATTCCGCTCTAAATATAATCAAACTAAAAAATGAATAGAAGAAATATATTACAGCTTGGCGCATTGAGTTGTATTGGTATTAATAATACTAATTATTCAATGTTAATTGCAGATGATAACATTGCTACAGAAGCAAAAGCAAAATCTGTAATTTACATATATTTACCCGGTGGATTTTCTACCCAAGAAACATTTGATCCTAAACCATTTGCCCCAGCAGAATACAGGGGGCCACTATCATCAATAGATACTTCAATTACTGGAATTAAATTTAGCGAATTATTGAAAGATACTGCCAAGATTGCAGATAAGATAACAGTAATACGATCTATGAACCATAATGAGGCAGCACATGAACGTGGAACACACAATATGTTTACCGGATGGCGACCATCGCCAGCAATACAATACCCCAGTATTGGTTCTATAGTGGGTCATGAATTAGGTGGAAAAAACAATCTACCACCCTATATTACAGTACCAAATGTACCTAATGAATTCGCTGGTGCCGGTTATTTAAGTCATTCATATTCTTCTTTTAGTCTTGGTGGAAATCCAGAAGATCCCAATTTTAAAGTAAGAGATCTAAGATTGCCAGAAGGAATATCGATACAAAGATTTGATAAAAGAAAAAAAATGTTGGAGGTCGTCAATAAAAATTTTGATGCAACACAAAAATCTGATGCTTTAGTTGCCATGAATTCATTTTATGAAAATGCTTTTGAGCTAATGGATTCTAATGCGGCTATAGAGGCATTTGATTTATCATTAGAAAAAGATGAAACAAAAGAAACATATGGCAAGAATTCTGCTGGCATGAGGATGTTATTATCAAGAAGGCTAGTAGAAGCTGGAGTAAGATTTATAACAATGACATATGGTGGATGGGATCATCATGATAATATTGCTACTAATATGCAAACTCAATTACCACCTTTTGATAAAGCATTTTCAAGTTTAATACTTGATTTAGAATCAAGAGGATTATTAGAATCTACATTGGTAGTAGTTGGAACAGAGTTTGGAAGAACACCAAAAATAAATCCAACTGCCGGAAGAGATCATTGGCCCAAGCTATATAGTGGAATAATGGCTGGTGGCGGTATAAAATCTGGAATAGTATATGGATCTAGCAATGATACGGCCACTGATCCACTAGATAATCCTGTGTCAGTAGAAGATTGGGCCTCGACTATATATACACTACTTGGTATTAATCCAGAAAAACATATTATGGCTCCCGGCAATAGACCTGTAAAAATAGTAGATGGCGGAAAACCAATATTAGAAATAATTGTATGACACTTGTTAGATTCTTAAATACTTTTCTTTGTATATTAGTATTTGCTGGCTTGACATCAAAATATTGTATTGCGGATGATTTATATATTTTTAGTGCCAAATGGTGTCCTTCCTGTGTTAATTTAAAAAAATTTCTAGATGATAATACAGATCTACATGACATATACAATATTGTGATTATCGATATAGATGAATCACCAGATCTAAAAAAACATTTTAAAATTAGAGTTGTGCCAACTACTATCATTCTAAATGATGATTCTTTAGAAGTAGCAAGAATAACTGGATACGACAATTCTTATCAGAACAGACTAAAAAAATTAATGAAATAAGGGAAAATAAATTGGATATTGAAATCTTTGCTATCAATGAAACCAAGAAAAATAATCAACCAAAACAACTAGTACTAAATAATAAACAATATAAATTAGCTATTGATAGTTTTAAACACGAAATATCATATTACGAATTATCTGCTCAAATACATAAAATAAGTATTGATGATTTACCTAGCCAAGTAAAATCTAGTATTGTTATTATAGTTGATAATACATTTTATGTAGAAGATGATTACTTAAATAAGATCATTTCTATTAATAATTTATTAAGAGATGGTGGTATATTCTGTGGCCCAACTAATACACATACACACGCCTCACTTAATAATGGTATCCATAAGATAAATCAAAAATATCAAAGATATAATCTTGATAATGGTCATAATGTTATATCAGATCTTACTGAAGAAATACATCTATATCCAGATTTATTATACTGTGCCATATCTGGAAGAGCCTATAATGATTTTTCCTATAGGCCAGTAATTTCATATAGACATAAAAATATAAGTAATAAATTATTTATAGCACAAATGGCTAATAGATATCGTGTTTATTATTGTAGTACACTGAGTAAAATAAAATATCTAGATGAAATAGATTTTTCAATGGAAAAGATATCTGATTTTTATTATGATTCTGGATACCAAGATGGATTATTAGTCAGCAATAAAAACTTAGATGAAAAAAGAAAAGAATTGTGGCATAGATTTGTAGAGTCTCCAGAAATGCTAGATAATGAAATGCCAAGATGGCTATTAGATTCAAATCCAGACATGGATGGTGATTATTTGGAAAATTTGGTTATATGTAAGTGTAAATATCAAATAGGATTTTATGAGGGGATGCTATCTAGAAAACTGATATGATTACAATTGATTTATCTAAGTCATCTGGATTTATACATCATAGATCTGGATGGCAGTTTTGTTTAAGCCAATTAAAAACACTACACTCACGTAGTGGTATTTTTTGTGATGACTTTATTGAAAGATCTTTTTCTTGGTATTTATACGATCATTTTCGTGGAAAAAGTATTCATAAAATACCATATAAGCATAAATGGATAGGTTTTTTGCATAACCCGCCAAATATGCCAAATTGGTTTAATTATTTTGATTCCCCAAATGCTATATTGAGTCGTCCAATTTTTCAAGAATCTTTAAAAACATGTAAGCTTTTAATTGTACTATCTAAGTATTTGAAAGAATGGCTTTCGTCGCGTGTTGATGTTCCAATAATAGATCTTAAGCATCCAACACAGATTCCAAAGTTAAAATGGTGTCCAGATAAATTTATACACCAGCGTTGCAAGCCAGTAATACAACTAGGATATTGGTTAAGAAAATTAGATTCACTACATAAATTAAATATAGGAACAGATTATACAAAAATCTGGCTTCCTAGTTCGTATGATTATACTTTAACTATGCTCGATGTATACAACAAAACAAATCCAGACGCCCATCAATCTAGATATATGTGGGCTGGAGTATCAATGTTAAAATTTCTAGAAGCCGATCAATTTGATGAACTATTAACTAGGGGTGTAGTATTTTTGGATCTATATGATAGTTCTGCTAATAATGCGATCATAGAATCTATGTCTAGAAATACACCAATAATAGTAAATAAATTACCAGCAGTAGTTGAATATCTTGGTGCTGATTATCCATTATACTTTGATAATCTTTCTGAGGCTGAATCAAAAATAAGAAACACAGATTTAATCATCGAAGCCCATGAATATCTAAAAAATATGCCTAAATACTTTTTAAGTGGCAGATATTTTGTCAATGATTTTAAGAAAAAGTTAGAGAATATATTATGAAGTTAATTTTTTCACCAGTTCCAAGATCTGGTTCAACAGCTTTATGTGAGTATATAGCATATTCATCTGAAAGTACTTTGTCTGTGGAACCATATAATCCAGAGTGCAATGAAAATAGACAAGTAACATTAAAAGATAAGTTCGAAGAAATACAAACATATGATATTATAAAAATATTAGGCTGGCCTCTAGATATATTAGATAATTTTGAAATAATAGATGTGGCTGAAAAGATTATTTTTTTATATAGAGAAAGTGTCTTGGATACTATGCTATCTAATATTGTATCGATGACCTATTCTGGAGACTATAAAATATACGAAAAGCATAGACTAAAAAATAGTTTTCAAAATGATGTAGCTCAGTCTTTATTAAATGATTTTTATTCTGAAGTAAGACCACCAATCGACTTAAAAGAATTTGCTGTCTGTTATTTTGATTTCATAAAAAATATTCAATGTTATTACAATTATGTAAAATTTTATCATAGCAATAAAACCTTAATAGTGAAATATGAGGATTTATATTCTGAAAATCAATCACTAGAACTAGATAAAATAATGCATTTTTTGAATTTGCAAGCAAAAAATATTGACAGTTTATCGCTGATGGACGCATCAAATAAATTAAATAATTATGATACATATAAAAAAATTATACCAAATCTGGATGAAGTGATGAATTGGCATAAATGTTTAAATGAAAATGAGTGTTTATCAAAATGAAAAACTCAATATATACATCATATGGATTTGGAGTATTGAATAATAAAGAAAATATAGATTGGGTTAACTTGCAAAAAAATAAGATGATAGAATATTGCAAGAAACATGGACTTGCTTTTAATGTAATAGATGAAAAAAATAAATTCATGCAAATTATACTCAATAATTTTCAGACAGATAAAAAACCTTCTTGTAAAGATTACAGTGTATATACATTAAGTGCAATAGCTGCAATATTGGATTTTTGTGATTCTGGTTATGACAATTTTTATTGGTTACATTTAGATATGGCTATTAACTTAGATAATATTAATATCTTTGATATACTTAACATTGATAATAATCACGTTTATTGCTGGTCAAATAAAAAACCAACACAAGAAGACAAGATTGGTTGGGCAAATACAAAAATCGAATGGCTAAAATACCTCATATCTAAAATCAATTTATCGCAAGATGAAGAATTTTACACATTATCTAATGCGTCTCTAATTTTTGCAAACAAACAATCAGCTATGTCGTTTAAGCAAATATTGCTAGAACATCTTGATATATTAAATATCAAAATAGAAACAAAATGCATTGAGGAAACTATTTTAGAATTAGTGTATTACATATGTAAAAAGAAAAATTTAAATCTAAACATTAAGGAGTTTTGGGGGGCTAGAAAAACAGGTCCATATGCCCCAGCACAATTTTATGAAGAGTCATTTGATAATCTCTCCATAGATGAAACTGTAGACAAATATAAGAATGCGATATTTATACATTTTTGGGGTGAGAGCAAAAAACATATACCAGAATTTTATAGGCGAAAAAATGAAAATAATAATAACACTGTCTGGTAAAAGTGAAAGATTTACTAAAAATGGATATCCAGAAAAATCATTCATAAAAGTTGTAAATAAATACATGATTGAACATGTAATCAATATGTTTGATGGCATCTCACATGATAATATATATTTGATCACAAAAAATTGTAATGTTGCTAGTAATAGAATTCTACAAAAACTATTTCCAAAAATAAATATTAATCCAATATCGCCAAATTCAGATGGTCCAGTTGTATCAATATTATCGGCAAATTTAGATATCAATCCAGAAGAAGAAATTATTGTAAGCTATTGTGATCTAGTAAGTATCTTTAATTTAGACAAACTAATTTCATATGTTCATACAAATAATGCTGATGGATGTATATTGACACACTGTGGATTACATCCGCATAAATTTTACAATACTAATTTTGCACATGTTAGACATGATAGCAATAATAATGTATTAGAAATTAAAGAAAAAGGATGTTTTACAGCACATCCAATATTTGAACACGCATCTAATGGAATATATTATTTCAAATCATTCCAAATGATGAATCATTATTTTAGAAAATTGATAGAATCTGGCAACAGAGTCAATAATGAATTTTATGTAACAATGCCATATAATTTAATTATTAACGACAATCTAAAGATATTGATGTATGAAACAGAACAATATATATGTCTTGGCACACCAAGAGATGTAGAATTAATAAATGCGTGGAATGATATCATAGTAAAGTCTAATATACATCAAGATGAAGATTTAATTATGGTATATAACTATTGGAAGAAAATATTCAATGATAAATTTTATAGCTCCAATTAATAATCTCGGCTATGGTATAGCTGGATATAATCTACTGAAAGAATTATATCAAATAGATAATACAATTGCATTATATCCAATTTCAAGACCAGAAAATATGGATGATACCCATATTATATCTATAAGTATTAATAATCAACTTTATTTTGATAAACATAGACCGTGTATAAAATTATGGCATCAACATGATTTACAGACCAAAGTTGGTAATGGTACATATTTTGGTTTTCCAATATTTGAATTAACCAAATTTAATTCTCATGAAATAGTCAGTTTATCTCATTGTGATAAAATTATGGTATGTTCTAACTGGGCAAAAGAAGTCGTAATGAATAATGTGAATAAATTTGATCAATCAGACATTCATGTAATTCCGCTTGGTGTAGATGCTACTGTATTTAGGCCATGTACACTGCCAAATAAAAGGTCAACTACAGTCTTTCTCAATTGTGGAAAATGGGAAATTAGAAAAGGTCACGATATTATTGTTGAGTGTTTTAATAGGGCATTTACCTATCATGACGATGTAGAACTATGGATGTTATGCGATAATCCTTTTATAGGCGAACAAAATAATGAATGGAAAAGCCTATATAAAAACTCACAGCTGGGTGAAAAAATAAGGATAATACCTAGACAGCAAACCCAAAAAGATGTGTATAATATTATGAGGCTCTCAGATTGTGGAATATTTCCATCTAGGGCTGAAGGGTGGAATTTAGAGTTACTTGAAATGATGTCATGCGGAAAACATGTAATTACTACCAACTATTCTGCACATACAGAGTTTTGCAATAATCAAAATGCCATGCTTATAGATGTCGATAATCTAGAGACAGCGTTTGATGGAGTATTTTTTGATGGTAAATGTGGTTTTTGGGCTGAGTTGTCTGATAATCAAAAAGAAGAAACTATAAGTCATATGAGGCTGGTGCATAAGAAAAAACAGAACGGTGAACTAAATATTAATGTAGATGGTATTCAGACAGCAGAAAAATTTTCATGGCAAAACTCAGCTAAAGGAATATTAAATGCAACTCGACTTTAGTACTCCATCAAAAATTCTAAAGACGTACAAGGATGGATTCGTCGGTAGCATTTGTGATCCAGAAGATACTGATAAATTATTGGGTGAATTAAGACATCCATTATTCGGTGCTGCTGCATATAAATTATATGGAACAGGAAAAGGAAAATTATCTCTTCCATTTAAAAATCTATTAAAATTCGATCCTAATTTTGGTCCTTCAGAAAGACAAGTAGTTGGTGATTGTGTCTCACACTCTACTCGTAATGCAATAGATATCACTAGAAGCTGTGAAATTATCAATGGAGAAAATGAAGAGTTTGTTGCTCGCGGTGCTACAGAAGGCATATATGGTTCACGCGGACACGGTGGTGAAGGCATGACATGTTCTGGTGCGGCAAGATTTGTCAAACAAACTGGTGGTGTATTAATTAGACAAAAATATGACAATATTGATTTAACATCATATCAAGGTAAACTTGCATCGTCTTGGGGACGAAGCGGGCCACCTAAGACGCTTATAGAAGAAGCACAAAAGAGGCCAGTAAGAACAGCCAGTTTAATAACAACCGTAGAAGAGGCCAGAGACGCTCTGGCAAATGGATATGGCATAAGCGTATGTTCAATGTTTGGATTCAGTTCTCGTAGAGATAAGTATGGTATAGCCGCCCCATCTGGATCTTGGGCGCACGCTATGGCTTGGATAGCCGCAGATGATACCCATGAAATATATAATGAAACTCTTTTCTTGGTTCAAAATAGTTGGGGAGTTTGGAATAATGGCCCAAAACGACACGATCAACCAGATGGAAGTTTTTGGATTAGAGAATCTGTAGCCCGTGATATGTTAGGCTCTAGTGGATCATGGGTGTTTAGTGATGTTGATGGCTTTCCAGCAAGAAATATAGATTGGACTCTTGATGAGGTATTTTAATATGAGAAATCTTAAATTTGTAGCTTTATCACTTACATTATTATTGCCATTTATATTTCATGGAGTAATACAAACTCAAGATTCTAACTTTAGTTCATCAAAAATAAACATAGAAGATCTTGTGTATAGTGCTAATAATGCTTTTAGTAAGGCAGAAAAAGAAATATTTGAAATTAAGCCAAAACCAGATGACAATATAATTAGACCAAATCCAGATCCTAAAAAGTGTCCATGCAAAGGAACTGGAAGAATAATACACGGTGATGGACATACAACAGAATGTCCATTTCATGGCGCGGGGTTAATAATCAAACAACATCAATAGGAGCGAAAAATGAATAAAGTCAAATCTTTACTCACTTCAAGACGTTTTTGGGTTGCAGCAATTGGTTTAGCAACAGTAGTTTCATCTGAATTATTTGGTGTTCAACTTGATCATGAGCAACTTTTAGCGGTTACCAGTATTGTTGTAGCATGGGTAGTTGGAGATACTATTAGAGAGACAAAATGATGAAAGATATTTTAGGTTTATTAACTCCTACTCAATGGATTGTCTTGGGGTGTGGTGTATTGATGCTAATACTTGGTTCTAAAGATTATGTAGTATCAAATGTAAAAAGTTTGTTTGATAATAAACAGGAAGTAACACCCAAACCAACTACTAATACAGATTTAACATCTATAGTAGCAAAGTGGGAAATATTATCAAATGCCTGTAAACAAGCTAATTTACTTGATGCTTACAATAAATTACAAGAAGTATTTCCAATGTTGGTATCTGTATATACACTAGAAAAAAATAGGAAAACTATTGATGAAAAGTAATTATTTGCTTATTGCTGGATTAGCTCTGGTGGTTTTTGTATTTCTAAGCAAAATATCTGGAGTAGAAAAGGATGTCACTCCAAGCCTTGGTATACAAAAACCAACAGATGCTATAGCACAACAAGTGTCTAAGATCACTAATATAGTCACAAATGATACTGATAGATTAAACCTAGCAGTGTTTAATAAAGTATTTGCTGATAGAATTATATCATATGATATAGATACGCAAAAATTAAATCATTTATACACACTGGCTGGTAAATATTTTTTTGGGGATTCGCTCAAAGATAAATATGCAGATCTTGACATTTTCTTAATCAATAGTATAATAGACACGGTTGGAGATAAAAATCATATACTATCTGATAATGAAAAGTTACTACTACAAGAAAAATTCTATGGAATTGCTTGGTACTTGAATAATTGAAAGGAAAATAATGGATATTTTAGGAGCGGCTGAAAGCAGATTACAATCTATTATAGACGAAAATTCTTTTATTATCAATGTCTTAGTTAAAGATCAATCTAAGAATAATTCTTTAAATGAATTATTGAATGCTATTAGACAGTATCAAAGTGCGGCATCACAATTAGAAATTGTCAAAAATCTAAAATCACAAGTCCAATATACTACAACTAATTCTGATGCAAAAGAACCAACATGAAAGTAGCATTGACACTAATTGTCGTGCAACAAAATCCTAATGTACAGTATTCGCACGATGATTTTTTCAAATTCTTGCTCACAGAAGAAGGTCAATTTCCTAGTAAATATATCTCTACCAAAGATATAACAGATACCGCGAGGGACTTATTTTCTGAATATGTTAGTGTGTACTTTGATTGGACTTCAATTGAGTTGATGGACTTTAGAAAAGTAAATACCACAGATTGTGAAGTAGTTTATGCAATAAAATTACCTAATTTGCTTGGTATAGAAAAACGTGGAAAATTTGTTTCACACAACAATAAGCCAAATTTCGAAAGTTTTTATGGAAGAATTCTATCAAGAAAATTCAGAATATTCTAAGCTAGATGTGTTAGCACAACTATCTCTATACATTGAAAAAGAAACTAATGAATTAATGTTTGTTTGTGATTGGGACAATACACAAGATGGGGTAAAATATATATCACAGATCATATTTGAGTTAAAGTATGGAGATATTCTAGAAAGAATATTACAACATTTATACTCCCAATGTGTAGAAAATAATAGGCTTGATGAGTTTAATGAAATCAAGAATAATTTATCACAATTACATAAAAACAAAATATCGAGCAATAATAGTATTGTAGTGCGCCCAAGAGATATCAAATAATTCATCCAGTGAGGGATAATTATGCACAAAATAAAAAAAATAGCTTGGGAAAGTTGGAATTCTAAAGTAGAAGAATCTTTATCTGATAATGCCCTTAGTGAGGCAAGCGTAAGCTTGCTAGAAGATTCGGATGACGAGTATCCATTACTTGCACATGATTTGTTATTTCAGAACAAAATAGTTCATACCCCTATGGGTCCATACCCACAAGATTCTCTATTAAAACCTTCTGATAGATGGGATTGCTGGATCGGACATACAAATTTTGATGTAACAGTTAATATTGCAGAAATAATTGAAAAAATAGAAGGAGTTGAAGCCTTAAAAATTATGGGTAGATATTCTTTTTTTATAGGGGTTGCTAGACTATTTAATATTAAGCACGTAAGAAAAGATATAGAAAATGCTATCTGTAATTATACAGAAGAAGAAATATTATCAGATAATGATCTACGACAAACCGTAGATTTGGTCAAGAAACAGTTGCAATCTGTCGATTACTGGTCTATACTAGTGTCTCCAGACGGTGAAGTAGAATACATAGCTTCTGATAAAATGGATAAAACTTACTTAGACGGACTAAATAAGTTAACGGTTATGAAAAATAAAAAGGGTGGAATTATCTTAAGAGGTACTAATGGATAAAAATATTGAAAACTATTTGAAAGACAGCAACATACGTAATATAATAAATTCTGTGTCCAATAAGTTCATGTATGCATTAGACCATAATGACATATCTTCTATTGCTATGGTAACATTATGGAAATGCATAGAAAAGTATGACCCAACAAAGGGTGCAAAGTTTACATCTTATCTATATCAACAGCTTTTATATGCTCTTAAAAATGAACTAAAAAAGAAAAATATAGAATATGCTTCGGACAGCATAGAACAACCAATAAGTTTTTCTATTAAGAATGAAGTATTTGACATATTAGAGAGCCTGCCTAGCGGTATGAAAACTCTATTAGAGCAAAGATTTTTTCATAATATGACCATGACTGAAATTGCTGACGAGAATGGCTATAGTAGAGAAACAGCAAGAAGAAGATTAAAAAAAGCTATTAGGATGTGTAAAAATCTAGTTAAAAGTTAATACCATTTTGTGTATATAGCTATGGACATGGATTGTATTTAGGATAATTAGGATTATGTTATATTCAAATTACATGGAGCATAATTATGCCAGTTCCTACATCTAAAGCTAATTATCTAAAAAATACAACAGGTGGCGCTTATAGTAGTACCAGACAGGGTGGAACTATCCTTGGCAATACTACAACAAGCACTGAAAGAATTACCAAAGCTCTTGCACTCAAGGATAATGCCACAGAATATACAGATGGCACTTTACCAAGAGTGAAAGATAATGGTCTTAGTCACAATCGTAAACCATACTCTAGTGGCACATTTGCCTATAGCGAAGCTGGTAAATATGTAATTGCAGCGAGTAGTGCTACACTATCTGGTGCTGCTAATACTAATATTCTAATTACTGGTAGGGGTGATAATACTAGAT